GCCATGCTTTTCAAGGCTCATGGCATTAATAAGGACTAGTTTATCCTTAATACCCCAATCTTTATAGATATAACGAAGTAGCGATGTACCCTCATAGTTCTCCCCTTCGCGGTCATAGCTAAAAACAAGTAGTTTATCCATTGGGATTGATGCGTTTTGTGTGCCAGTCATCTGGTAGATACCGGGTTCACCATCCTCTGTTTCCCATTGGAAGATTGAGCGCTGTTTGCGGTGAGCAAGCTTTGCAAGACCAATCATCCATTGACCTTCATACTGTTGGGCCTCAAGAACCTTCTCAAATACTGAGAATCCAAAGTCAAAACAGCCAAGTGATGACTTAATAAAGTTCTTAAAGTTTACCTTGCCGTTAAATAGCTGATCATAAATGAACTTCTGTTTTTCCTCAGCAACCTCTTCAATTTTGTCATCGAAAGTTTTAGCAGGTGCAACATTCCACTTTGTTGAGAGTAGGGGAAGCTTCACGATCTGTAAGGCTTGACGAACAGTTGAATCAGATCGGCGCATAGTCTCATAGATGCGATTAGCCCTGATACCAGTCAGGTCGTTGTTATATTCTTCACCGGTAATCATACCGCCAAAGATCAGAGTACCGCTATACCCTAGTTCTTTTGAGGCGTCCTTTGGAAGTTTTGCTTTGTTTTCAGCCATATTTACCGTAAGTATAATCAATAACGATTCGATAGTCCACCAGTTACTGGTGCAATCTCAATGATGTCAGGGAAATCATCAAACTCATCGCGCTTGCGGTTTCGTTCTGGCTCGCGCTGCACATTGATGCCACCATCTGGTTTTTTGTTCGCATACGATAGTGTTAGGGAGTCAGATTTGTCTGGTGACTTACCGCCGGTACGCTTCTTATATTCATCCTTTGACTCGACCTTAATGCGGCCCTGCTTATCAAGCCCCCACCGGCGAGATACTAGCTCATCATAAAGTTGCTGATCAAAGTAAAGCGCAATCGCCTTTTGATAAAACCATTGACGTAGATTCCAGTAAACCTTTGATGTAATATCAGCAAATTGCCGCTTATCCTTCTCACTCATCATCTCTTTTGAAGACATGACGTAAGGACGAAGCGTATATTGGTGAGCTGGATTACCACCAGATAGTGAGTCACGTGATGCCTCGCGCAAACGATCAGTCGTACCACCACCATTACCTGTATCATCAATGTTTACTTGTACGTTAGTGTCAAGCGGATCAATAACGCGAAGGATCGTCATTGCAGACTCCACAAGGTCTTGCTTCGCATCACCCTTCTTATTCCAAACAATCTGCTTTTCAGTATAGCCACCATGTGACGGCGTATTGACGTTTAGGTCATTACCGAATCGGGCCATATCCTGTCCATAGTGCAAGAATCCATCAGGAATTTGCCAGCCATAGACTTCTTCATAGCTCATGTGGGATTCTGGATCAATATCATACATCTTCATTGCCATACGGACTAGGTTTGCCGGGATCAGTGACTGTTCAGCTTGATCTGGGAACTCACCCATGATAAGCGATTGCCAGGCAGCTGAGTCAGTACCCCATTCATGATAGCGACCATAAACAACTGATGGGGCAATGAGTCCCGCATAGGTCTGATCCATCATTGCTTCTAGCTCTTGGTTTACTTGGTTCGTCCAGTCAGCCTGCGATGTGCCTGCTGGTGGGGAGAACTTTGCAATTAAGTCTTCAATGGTACGGATGCCGGTACTCGTAAAGTTTGGTGTGTCAAAAGCCGAGACAGTAATGCAGTTAGCGCCTAGTTCAGGCTTTGTAAAGTAATCATAGAATGTTCCGCTTGGGCTTGTTGGGTTCCCAATCAGTAGCACGTGCGCATTAGCATTTGGGGTAATAGCGGCAACACCGCGGTATATAGCCTCATCGACACCACCAGCCTCGTCGACAACAACTAAAATATGATCAGCGTGATAGCCAAAGAAGTTCTCAGGCTTTGATGTTGATAGGCCAACAGCAAACCAATCAGTCCCAATATTAAGCCCTGCCTGATTAACCTGATTATCAGTGAGCTTAAAGCCATGCATCTCTGCCTGTTTTATTGCTGTGCCGATCTCACGCCATAGGACATCTGTCACCTGACGCCATGTTGGGGCGGTTGTTACGACAATAGAATTAGGGTGAAGCATAAGGTAGGTAATAACGATACGTGCAGCAATATAGCTTTTTCCGATTGCGTTGCAGGTCTTCACAGCTGTTACCTTATATTTAAAGGTCGACTGGATAATCTCAACCTGTTTTTCCCATGGCTTTGAGTTGATAATATCAGTCACAAAACACTCAGGGTTTTTATAATAAAACCGGTAGAGTTTATCGAAATCCTCAGAACTAATTTTGTTGTTCGGTTGCATCAACAATCACTTCAGCTTCAGGTACGTCTGGTAATTCAATAATGTCATTCTTCCGTTTATCAATCAGTGCGGCCCATGAGTTTCCTGCTTCAACTTTCACTTCTTGAGTTGGCATGCGGAAGTTAGGATCAAAGTTAGCGAGCCATAATTGTAGGAATTGGAACTCACCTTTAACTGCTTTGAGATACCAGGTATTGTGCACTGCGGCAAGTCTTCCTTTTGGTGAAATCTCCCGGCGACGTTCGTTTACTAAGTTCCAAAAGTTAGGAATTTTCATCCAATTATAGAGCGTCTGACGATCAACACTCAAGAGGTCGGCGAGCCATTGCATTGACTGTTTTTGCATGCCTCCCTCTTCGTCTGTAATCAATCCACCAAGGGCTTTAAAGTCTACGAGTACAGCATACCGTGGGTCATTAATAATAGCCGAAGTTACCAAAGTTACGGATTTATCATTTGTCGAACTTTGTATAGCTTCCATATCTAAAAATAATAACGCTTAAATCACCTGATGTACAGGGCAATTAAAGCGAACTGATCCGGGTGGGCAGATACAACCCGTATCTCTTTCGGCTGCAATTTTGAAATCTGGGGCACCCATTTTATTCTGCTGTTCAATCTCTTTTGAGCCATCGTAATCACCTGCAAGCTTCTTCGAATTATCATTCGGATATATTTCCAACTCCATCATCGTAAGGCTTGCAAACAACTCATGCGCTTGGCTCATGGATTTATTTCGATATATACCATTGGGCTTTTCTTTGAGTTGAACAATTATTTGTTCAACTTGGGTGCTGATCATACTCGTAATCCTCCCGGTACCTGATTTGCAATCTCTTCAGGTGTTTGCTCTGCTTCATACATCACCATTGCCTGGTAAATATGGTGCTCATCATTCAATGGTCCTCCATAAGGCTGCCAGCCATTATCAACAAGCTCCTGGACTTCTTTAGATTCCACGACTACATAGTGTTCAATCCGTCTCATTTCGAATACTTCCCGATTGAATCTTCCCAACGAACATAAAATCGCCAGAATATATTTTTCCATTCAAACTCCCCATCATCAAAATCTTTTGGATAATAGAAATCACCATGGTCATCAATTAATTTCACATATGCAAAATATATCAAGAATGGTTTTATAACTTCACTTTTCATTTTGTTTCCCTCCGCGTTACTTCAATAAATCCTTCCTCAAGTAGAATGGCATCAACCATCTGATCTGAGATACTTTGCAAATCTTCTGGAAGCAGGCCATCGGGTGTACCGGATGCTTGCTCTGCACTAACCTTTTTATACGCATTTTCCTGATCATCAGGATCATGAATTGTCATGTGGATCTCAATACGAACAACTTTTTTCACGACTCTTCTCCCTCTGTGTTATGAGGGAGTTGATAGCTTGAATAGCCTTTTGTAGACGTTCTAAGCGCATTTCAGATAGATGCATTCCGTTAAGGGCATTATCTAGTATTTCTTCACTCGTATTATCTGGTAGGTTACTCATACTTCCTCTTTCCCATTAAGGGTGTTAAGTTGTTCGGTAAGCCTCAAAACTTCATCTTCTAGGCCTTGGCAAATAGTAACTTCATCGTGGCCATATTCTCCACGCATGATCGCATAGCGAAGGTTCTGGGTTACATCTATCCGCTCTTGTATGCCGTATCGCTCTATCAGATGCTTGGTTTTTAAGTCAGAGTGATGCCATTCTTTGTCACGCTCTTCCTCCGTAATTTCGCCAGTGATGAATTGCATTGTCGTTCTTGCATACAGTTCTGCGTGATTATCTAAAATAGAATCTAGGCCATCATCCTTGCTAGTAGTATTAGACATTACGACTCCTTTGCTCATCAATTAACTCATTTTGCGCTATGTGGTCATAGCTGTGTTCAGTAATCTCAAAAGATTTAGGGCTGAGTAGTTTGATTTTCTTTCCTATAACCATATCGGCGTGGGCTTTCTTTTGGTCTTGGATAAGAGGCAACACAAACTCGTCAATATACTCTTTTACCTCTGAGGCATTCATTGTCGTCGCCTTCCACTCTTCGGGTTTATCGCCGTCAAGAAAGTTTTGTCCGAATAGGTCATAGAGTCGTTGCTTTAGCTCTTCATCATTCAATAGGGCACTCATCCAA